ACCAGCAGGTATTTCTAATAACTGAAAAACATCTCCGTCAGCTATTGTATTACCAGCAGTAATTAATGCAGCTACGTCAAGGTATGCCTCGACATTGTACATTACATTGTTACCATAATGACCCGGCATTATAGCAGAAACATCTGCACCAACACCAGAGGTAGATGAAGCGGTAAGGTCAAAAGTAGCCATTGTCTATTCTCCCCTTAACCAGCAATGTTGTAGTGAGCGCGAACTAGTGCTTCAGGACGAAGAACCTTGCGACCATACAGATGCATACCACGAACGATGTCAGCAAAGCTGTCATTATCACGATATGTTTCAACCTTTTCTACTTGCGAAGCAGTAGCAACGGCAGAGTCGTGACCAGCAACAATAGCACCATAATGTGCGCTTGATCCATTGGTATCAATGGTAGCTGGGCCTGTACCTACCGAAGGAAGGTTGTTTGACATATATACTCTGAAACCACGAACTACTCCAGAAATAATACGTCCATTTCTTAGAATGTCTGTGCTACCTGAAGAAAAGTCATTGTTCAATAGTTTAGAGTTTTCGTCATTAAGTTGTTCAGCAAACACTGGATCTACAACAACCCAACGACCATCACGGTCAACATTTTGCTGATCGAGTAAACGAGCCATACGGTTTAGCACTCCTAAGGGAGTTGCTTCACCAGTAGATCCGTCTGGATGTAGTGCTATTGAGTCGGTAGAAGCTCCACCTGAAACAAAGCTGTTACGAGCAATTAACATAGAAGATAGTAAACCATTAGCAGCTGCTCCTGCAATAGGATCAGTACCTGATTTATCGGCGGCTACCATTGCGGTTCCAGCATTAGCACTAAGTGCTGCCTGTTTGAAACCTGTCAAGTAACCTAATACTTCTTGGTCAAATTGATCTTTTAGGCGATAACCTGCTCTATCAGTTGCCATTGACTCAAAGTTTACATGAGAATGTGCATCTTCAATGTCATCAATTTTAAAAGCAAAGTAGTTTGCTTTATCGACAACTAGAGTAAAGTCATCATCTTGTAGATCCTGTGGCTGTACTTGTGTGCCACGGGCGTATTCTTGAACCGTTATTTCTGGTTCTTTGATGATACGGACTGTATCACCGAAATTAGCGATCTCACCAAAATAATCATTGTTGGTGATGTCCTCGCATACACTGGTTTTACGAAATGCCGATTGCACTTTCTTACTGTAAATTACAGGTGAAAAGTTGCCATTCGGAAGGTTTCCGTAACCAGTTGCTGTTTTAAAAGCCATATTGGTTCCCTCCTATGATAGCTTATATCATGTAAGTTCAGGGCATTTCGCTGTTTATTGGGTGTCCATATCTTAATTAGAGATAAGGGGCCAACTAGTAAAATGGTAGCTAACCTACTTCTAATTTAATGAAGTAACATACCAGTGTGTAGTCATCTTACGATGAGGACATCAGTATGTGATGTAAGGTATAGTTATACATATTAAATATGCATTGTCAACCTTTTTTTATCGTGCTGCACCAGAAATATCATAAATAAATGTTCCGTTGCGTATTGCATTAGTAATTGCCTCTTCATTGGCTTCATACTGTGCAGCAGACATTCTTTCTACTTGAGACTCTCTAAATGTACCTTTTTTTATTGCATCTGCATCTGCCTTGGGCATACCCTTAGTAGATACGCTAGATGCTGCCTCAGATGGTTTTTGTCTTTTAGTTAGTAATTTATTCTCTGCTTTATACAGAGTAATTGCCTTACTACAAGCATATGCGTCTGAGTCATTATCGTATAGTGCTTCCTGTACCCATTTAGGTTGTACAGATGCCCACTCATGGAAAGCAGGATCTTTACGGATTGTTTCAAAGTCTGGGTGTAGCGTTTTTAATTCGCTCTCCGCTTTCTCACGAACTACGCCCCTCTTCATTTCCTGTAGTTCTTCCATCTCTTTCTTAATACCTGAAGATACTTCAGTAGATTTCTTTAGGGCTATAGACTCCATCATCTTAGAAACATCAGGGTACTTCTCAGACCATGCAGATATTTCTTCTTCTGTCTTAGGTAGCTTAACAGACTTGGTAGCTAATGCTTGTATCTGTTTCTCTAACTTTTTTATCTCTTTTTTGTGTTCGTCTTGAATACGTTGAGAGTGCCTACGAAGATCTCCATATCGCTTCTTAAATGTAGACTCTTCTGGATCTGAGGCATCTAACTCTTCTTGATTATCTTCCTCTTCTTCTACTTTATTCTCTAGGGCCTGTCGCTGTTCTACAAGTTCTTTTAATTCTCGCTCCTCATCCATTGCCCTTCTGTATTTTTTAGTTGCTTGTACTACGTGTCCTTTAACTGACTGATTATCGTGTTCTTCTACTGACATATTTTACTCTCCTCTATAGGGGCCTCAAGTAGCCTTTCTTTATGAAAGGGGTATCGGGTAGCCCGTAATAATTATTCTTCTGATTGTTGGTCTGACCCTTCTTCTTCTGATTCTGTAGTATCTGTATCAGGACCCGGTTCTTCCGTTGCGTCTACAGTTTCGTTTTCATCTTCTTCTGCTGTAGGCATATCTGCAACCGCACCCATTATGTCTTGCATTTCTTTTTCCATACCTACATCTTTTTCAAGGTCTGCTAATCCACCCGGCCCTAGAGCCGCACCTTGTGCAGCTGTTTCTGGATCTACACCAAAAAAACCTCCTAGTCCTCTTTGTCCTACAACATCTGTTTGACCTTTAACATCTAAACCTAAAAAGTCTTCTTCCGTACCCATAGCAGATACTTGACCTGTAGAGTCTTGAAAGTCACCTTTTGAAGTGTACCCTCCTGAAACAGCCATTCCTGTAGAAGAGTCACGATCTACACCGATTAGATCTGTTGCAACGCTATAATCAGGTCTACCTGTTACAGAATTAACGCCTACCGTGCTTCTGTCTACTCCTAACATACCAGCAACTGCCATATCATAATCATCCACAGTCATTTGCGTTGGTACTGTTCCTGTTAAACTTTGAGTAGGCATACCTAGCGTAGTGCCTGTAGATATTCCTACAAGTTGACCTCCTAAAACACCTAAGTCTGTAGGACTTTGCACTCCTTTAGAAATATTAAATCCAACATCTACTAAATCTGCTAATGCTGCTTTTGAAACTGCTTGTAGTGCTGTACTACCTCCTACGTTTGAGTTTATAGGATTTCCAAACATATCATTAGCTACAGAAATAGATGGGCCAGTTACCGCAGACATTAAACTAGGTATACCTTTTGGACTAGCTATTTGTGCTGCTACTCCTAGTGCAGTGTCTATTGCTTTACTACCAGATATAGGCTCTTGCGTTGCTACAGCCTCATCTACCATCATATCTACTACTTCTCTAGCTAACTCTTTTTGTTTATCAGGGCCTAGTGAAGCAACTGTGTCTGCTATGTCTTGCGAACTAAAACTTCTTCCAATATCTGCTGAACCCGTTCCAAAGCCACCTATGTTTCCTAGTGCGTTTGACATTACATCTGGCGATATGCTAAGTGTTGCCTGTCCAAATCCAAATCCTATAGCCTCATCTATGTCTCTTTGTATATCCCCACCTGCATCCATTCCAATAGCTCTAACTGTAAATACTAAATCATCTTCATCAAACTCATCTTCATCATCTATTTTTTTTTTACCGTCAAAGTCTACTTCTTCTTCTTCCTCGCTCATGTCTTCTTGCATATCGTCTATGTCAAATTCCATCATTTCAGGCTCTTCCATGCTATACATCTCTTGCATCATAAGCATAGTTTCCTCATCCTCATTGCCTTTCTCTATATCCTCCTCTTCTATTTCTACTTCTTCTACACCGTCATCATCATCTACTTTGTGTAATCTACCATCCATTTCCATAGACATAAGACCACACTTAGCCATAGTACGCATTTCTTCTAGGTGCTTTAGCCCCCAGTATCGCACTACGTCAGCAGGTACTACATACTCGCCCTCTGACAAAAGCACAGGTACATCATCTGCAACTTCTTCTTCTAAAGATCCGAAGGGTACTTCTACCTCTTCCGTATCTTCCATGTCGCTAAACATATGTATTACATTATTCATTGTACAGTTCCTTTTGTTTCACGTAAAACATTGGTCTTTAGTTTTAGTAGTTGGTCTATAGTAGACACTTGCCCCTGACACCTATGTATAGTTATAGTATCGTCAGCATATGCCATAGTAGTTACTACTCTTTCTTTTAAATAAATTAAGTATTCTTCAAGATTTTTGTACTTAGGATTAGATACTAAAGGATATAGTTTTTCTAGTTTCATTGTAGCATACCCGGTGGTAGACCTTCATTCGGTGGGGGTGGTTGCATCTGTGGTTGTGCAGGTGGGGCCTGTTGTGGTTGCTGTTGTAGTGGTTGCCCCGTAAACTGTTCTTCACCCGGTACTGGCGCTGCACCTACACCTATGTTACCGTTACCTACGCCTGACATATCCATAGGCCCTTGCTCTGGCCCACCTTGACCCATAGCTTCCTGATTCTTTTGCATCAGGTAAGTCTGACGTAGCATTTCTTCTGGCGTATTTGTTACTTTGTTTGCATCTAGCATCATAGACTTAGCTATCTCGCGTATAATAAACGGAAACTTAGCAAAGGGTGCAAGTACTGGATTACTTACAATTTGTAAGAAAGACATGAGCCTTTGTGACCGTACCTCATTCTGCATCAGGCTCTCTAAACCTCTAGCCTTAACTTCTAAGTCACCCTTTATGTCTTTGTTGTAGTTAAACTGCATATTAAACGCAAACATTGCCTCACCTAGAGGACGTAACAGGTAATCGTCAAAGTTCTTTACGACTGTCTTAACAGATCCTGCTGCTGCACCCATAAGCATCGAGATACCTGCTGCCGTTCTACCTACACCAGTTACACCCGTTTGCCCATGTGAGAATGATGGTATACCTGTAGACTCATCAGCTAACACTCTAGCTTTATCAAACAGTTGCATATTTTCACTACTTACATTAGGAAATTTAGTGCCAAATATTGCCTGTCCCGGCGCACCACCCTGTCTTCTAAAGACTTTACCGGGGTATACAGTTAGGTCTTGGCCCGGAGTCAGGTTAGTTTCATCTACTTCTATCAGTAAATTACCTGACAATACAGCATTATCTACTGCCATACGCATAAATCCGTTCATCAAGGTCTGTGTATCGTCCATGTTTTCGCCTACGCCTATGCCAAAGAAAGCATATGGGTTGACTTCATACGGAACTGCACAGTATGGAATACGCTTTGGTAGGAACGGATTAACTACAAACCTGAGTATCTCATTATTGCATATCCAGACGTTTACGTGTAGGTCATCTACGTCTTCATACTCGCCGGGTATCTCTATGCCAGACTCTTCTGCTATAGCCCTGTCTAATATACCCCAGAACTCTAGGGCCTCGTAGCGTTGTGTGTTATAACTGTGTGAACTGTCCTCATCTTCTGACTCTAAGAGGCTACTTTCCCACCATTTTATAGAATAGTTCTCGCCCATCTCTATTGCTTCTTTGATAGCGTCTTCTCTAAAGAATGGTCTATTGCGTAATGCACGTAGCTGGGATCTTGTAAGTTTATGTCGCTCTATTACGTAGTCACAGTCCTCTATTGTACTTGCATCTGGGTCAGGGTAAAAGTTCCAACCAGATACGTAGGATATTTTAGGCACTGTCTTAACTGTAGGATCGTACTCGCCCTCATCTGTCCAGTTAGGATACTCTTTTGTTGTGGCAAATGGGCCTTTTAGTACACCAGTACCAAATAGCGCACACTCAAACGCTGCATTTCGTAGGTGCTTGGTAGCGTCTGACTCTTCTAACTGGTCTTTAATCTGCTTCTCCATCATCTTTGCAGCAACCATTGCAGGATGAAAGTTGACAGAAGATTGCGTTATACCAAAGCCCTCTTTCAATGTGTCTACATCATCTAGGGCATCTTGTAGTGGGCCTAATCTTTCTTCTAAATCGCCTAGCTCTGTAGCTCCGGGGGGTAATACTCTACCATCTCCCTCGTAGCCGTATAAATCTTTTGGCATATCGCCCATTTCTACGTCTGCTGGGGCGTTAGGATCAAAGTGTACTGTCTCAGCTACACCTTCTGGTAAGGTAGTAGGCTCTACTGATAGCGGAAACTCGTTGTTTGCAAGTAGTACGTCTACGATTTGACTATACGCTGCAAGTACTTTTGTCTTTGTTACTTTAATAAATACACGGGATTTTTCAGTCTCCGTAAACTGTACGTCAGAACTGTATACACCCCTGTAGTTCTTATATGCCCTGATCCAGTTATTTTCTTCTGTGTATCGTGCATCTTCAGCCCTAGTAAACTGCTTCTGTATGTAGTCAGTTAGGCCAGTTACGCCCTCATCTGACTCATCATTCTCTAGGAATGCGCTTTCACTGTCTTCTATAAACTCTGAATCGTAAGCCATATTTTACCTTTCAATATCCGAATGTAGCATCAGCAGGTTCAAATCTATGTTTGGGCGAAGTTGCCGTACCCATATCAAATATGTTGCGAGGTACGGGTCTAGACTGTATTCCATACCTTAGTGCATCGTATAGATGATCCTCTGCGTGAGTATCTACATCCTCTGGATTTCTTTTATCCAATGGTATTATTGGTAGTTGAGATATTAGATTTGTACACGTATTGAATATCTGTATACCCGGCATATCTGTATCTTCATCTACTGATAATAGCCTGTGTACTTCATTCTTTCCGCTAACTCTACTACCCTTACTTCTGTCGGAGGGTCTAAATCTACACCCTTCCATTATCATTTGCTCTGCTAGGCTAGGCCCAGTATCACCGCGTTTGTGCCAACATGAGGAGTCAAGTACCCCATACGATATTGTACCATCCTCGCTCTCTAAATTTAGTATCAGCCTAGCTAACTCTATCGCCAGTACTTTACGAACATACAACTCCCTGTATACAACCAGTGTATCATCTGGCGTAACAGCAAACCAAAGAACAGCAGAGTAAGAGCCATAACCATAATCACACGCCCTAAATTTTCTCCAGTTACTAGGTACTTTATACGGCGTAGTTACGTGTATACTTCTGTCAAACTCTGAGAAGGCTGCACCTTCTGCTATATCCCAACTTCCATATAGTAACTGTTTTCGCTGTACTTCTGGCAAAGACAGTAACATTGTTTCGTAATCACCCGTATTGTACAAGTACGGATTATCTTTTAAACTAGCAGGTATAAATCGCCTCTGGAATAGAGGATCGCCTTCTCTGCTATGTCCTTTCGGATACCTTAACACTTCTTTAGTATCTAGATCCCTAGCCCAGAACGACTTGTTAGGCGTAGCAGGATCTATAAACATTTTTTTAACCCATGAATGGCCGGGGCCACCGGGGTTTGTTGTCGCTCTCATAGACACTTGTATATTAGGATTAATAGATCTTAATCTCGACCTGAGATAATCCCACGGAAACGATGTAGGGTATTGCGTAAGCTCGTCAAAACCCACGTAGGAAAAACTTTGACCTTGGTAACGTAGAACGTCTTTATCTTGTTCCAAGTACGTGAGCCATATCCTAGCACCCGATGGAAAAGTCCACTGACTTTTTCTTTCAGACCACTTAGCCCCCGGATAAAACTTTGGATAGATTTCTGTAGACTTATGGATAAGCTCCCTAAGTTCATCATTAGTTCTCCTGAGTATTAGTGCGCTATGCTCTGCATAATCACAATATCTAAGAGGGTCTATCAGTAGTGCAAAACTCTTTCCACCACCTGCTGCCCCTCCGTATAGCACCTCCCTTTCTGGTGCATTTATAAAACTTTCCTGTGGGCCTTTGTTTATCTGTATTC